TACTGCAATACAATGAAACTATTGATGTATTTTTAGTACCAAGAATCAATACTGTTGAAGGTTTAACTGACGAGCATATTCAAAAGTGGGGATGGAGAGTTGATGATAAAGGGTGGGTAAATTTCCCCGACTATCAATGGAGGATATGGAAAAATGATAGCAGTATCAAATGGATTAATAAAGTCCATGAAAGACTAGACGGTTTTAAAGAATACTCAGTATTACCTCAATCTGAAGAATTCTCTTTATTTCATCCTAAAGATATCAAAAGACAGGAAAGACAAAATATATTATATGAAACTATCTAGCCCAATAACATTTTGTTTATCTACATATAATAATCTTAACTATTTAAAAATAGCTATAAAATCAGTAAGAGATAATAGTTATTTTGCTGATGCTCCATTTATAATTCATGCTGAAAATTGTAATGATGGAACTAATGAATGGTTAATAGATAAGTCAGAAAAATATAGATTGACTGTTTATATTGATAATAATGACATTCCTTTAGGAATAGGTGGGGGTATGAATTTTTGTGCAGATAAAGTTAAGACAGACTATATTATGTTTTTACATTCTGACTTCTATGTCACCAATAATTGGGATTTAACTTGTTATGAAGAAATTATAAAGCGAGGTCCTAAAACCATGGTATTCAGTCATAGAGTGGAACCTGATATGTTCGGAAGTCCTCAAAGACCTGGCACCGTTATAGTTCCTAAAGATGCATTTGGAGCTTATTATAATGATTTTGATTCTAAATTTTTTGATGAATTTGCAAAAGAATTTATAGAGTTGAATGATTTTACTATACCTAAAGCAGAAGGGGTTAGTGGTTTAATTAGTAAACAAGATTGGGATTTTATTGGAGGTAATGATCCTATTTTTTCTCCTACTAGTTGGGAAGATATGGATCTATTTTTAAGAATGTTAAATGAAAACTATAAATTTGTTTTAACATCTAAGTCTATTGTATGGCATTTTGGTGCAAGAGGAAGTCATAGACTAGAAGAAAACAGCGGTAGTTCATCTGAAAGGCAAAGAAAAGCTGAATTAGAAAATGCACAAAAATGGTATCGCAAATGGGGCCAAATGCCACAATTTGATGAATATGGAATGATTAAACCTATATAGTATATGATAAAAAAACATAGTGTATCTATAAAAGGTATTGGTTCATATGCTCCTAGTAGAGTACTAACCAATAAAGACATGAGTGAATTGTATGGAACCAATGAACAATGGCCTGAGATATATTTGGGCATTAAAGAAAGACATTGGGTTGTAGATGAACTAACATCTGATATAGGATATAAAGCTGCATTAAAAGCATTAGAAGACGCGAATATAAGTGCTAAAGATGTAGACCTACTGATACTTGCAACATCCAGTCCAGATAAAATAGCGCCTTCTACTGCTTGTATTATTGCTGAAAAGTTACAAATAAACTGCCCTTGTTTTGATATAAATGCCGTATGTACAGGATTCTTATATGCATTAAACATAGCCAGTTCATTAATAAGTTCAGGAGCTTACAAGAATATATTATTAATAGCAGCAGAAACGTACTCTAGAATTACAGATACGAATAATAGAGACTGTGTATATTTTGGCGATGGTTCAGGAGCGATAGTCTTATCTAGTTCAAATAATGGTTGGATAGGAAGTAAGATCTATTCTGATCCTACAGGAAAAGATGGTTTTATGACTCCTATTAATTCTACTTTTATAATGAATGGTAAAGCCGTATTTGAAGCTGGTTCAACAAATTTACCTATAGCTATAAAAGAAGTGTGGTCAAGCTTGAATGTAAATATACATGATGTTAAGTATTTAGTACCTCACCAACCAAGTATAAAAATGTTACAGTCTATAGCTAATAGTGTAGGCATACCTTTTGAAAAAGTAGTAACTATTATGGATAAGTATGCAAATATAGCTGCAGCGTCTATTCCTATGGCATTAGATACGATTGTTAAACAAGGCAAAGTAAACAATGGAGACATACTCACTCTAGCATCAGTAGGTTCTGGTTGGACCTGGGGAGCTGGAGTTATTAAATGGGATAAATAAAATAAAACTGTATGAAACAAACACCTATAGTAATTTTAAATAGAGACAGACTAAACCCTCTTAAAGAACAAGTCGATGTTTTAAGAAGAAAAGGATATTCAAACATAACTATTATAGACAACCAGTCTACGTATCCTCCACTATTAGAGTGGTATAAAGAGAGTGGTGTCGATGTTTTCTATAATGATGTAACTGAGAATAGCTGTCATGCATTTAGAGACTTAGTAATGATCAAGCATCCTAAATTTGTAGAGATAACAAGTAATTGGTATGTATTTAATGATAGCGATATCATACCACTAGAAACAGTCCCAGACAACTTTATTGAAGATCTAATTAACTATGCTAAAAAGCACAATAAATCTAAAGTAGGAATGTCTATAAAGATAGATGATATAGATCTTAACTATCCTTTAAATGCGTGGGTACATAGTTATGAGTCTACATACTGGACCAATGCTATACTTGACGGTGATATAGAATTATATCCGCATCCTATAGATACCACATTTGCTGTTCACGCTCCTAATTCGATACCTACTTGGAGTAATAATACTTTAAGAGCCGGTATTCCTTACATAGTTAAGCATGCACCTTTTTATTATGATCCAAATAATTTACCAGACGATGAAAAGTATTATCTATCTAATATGAATAAAGCTAGTAGTAATTGGTCAAGTAAAGTAGAAGTAAAATAAAAATTATGATAAACGTATCAAGATTTGGAGTAGACTTTAATGTGGCTAATCAAACAAATCCTGAATTAAGTGTATTTTGGAGGCGGATATACTATAACTGGGAAGAAGATACGTATGCTGATATACTTCCTCATCTAAACCCAGATAAAACATTCTTAGACATAGGATCTTGGCAAGGACCCATTTCTTTGATTGCTCAAAAGTATTCTAAAAGATGTATTTGTTTTGAACCAGATCCTTTAGCATATAAATTACTTGTAGAGAATATTAAGCTAAGTGGATTTGATAATATTATCGCTGTAAATAAAGCAGTATCTAGTGAAAGTTCTTTGTCAATTGGAAATGGTGAATTAGGAGGCGGGGGATCAAGCTATTTAAGATCAGAAAATTCTGTTAAATGTGATACTATATCTTTTAGTGAGATATTAAAAACATTTGAGTTAGATGAGAGTAATATCTCTGTTATAAAAATAGATATAGAAGGATATGAATGTGAATTGCTTAAAGATCCTTTGCTTAAATCTATAAATGTGCCAAAGCATATAAGCTTGCATGAAGGATTTTTTACTGATAAAGAAAAATATTATAATGATCTAAAAGTATTTTTTGGCAATAATTTTAATATACCAAGACAAGAATTTTGTTCTGTATTTTTAAACAAATCATAATATGAAAACTATAGCACTATTTGGAGGAACTGGAGGATTAGGCAGACAACTACAAAGTCTACTTAAATATAAGTATGACGTAATCAGCATAGGATCAAAAGATATAAATGTAACAGATTACTATGAAGTCAATAAATTCTTTAGCAATAATAAAATAGATTCAGTAATTAATTTAAGTGTTTATAATTTTGATTGTTTTGCACATAAGTATTCAGAGGTAAACTATTCAGAGGTAGAAAAACAAATTGAAGTTAATATTAAAGGGACGATTAATATAGTTTCAAATTGTTTAAATTATATGAGGAGTCAAAATTATGGCAGAATAATTCTAGCATCATCTATATTAGCAGCGCAACCTGTTATAAGTACTTCGATATATTCTGGATGTAAAGGATTTGTTGATAGTTATGTAAGAGCCGTTTCAATTGAGAATGCTTCAAAAGATATAACATGTAATAGTTTACAATTAGGATATTTTGATGGAGGGTTAACGCATAAAATTAAAGAAAACTTCAGAGATTCTTTAAAAAATAATATACCTGCAAAAAGATGGGGGACTATTCAAGAATTATATAATACTATAGATTATTTAATAGAGACAGGATATATAACTGGTCAAAATATAAAAATAGCAGGAGGTATTATATGATATATCAAGACCAAGAAAAAAATATACATATAGAAGCAGAGAACATAGAATTAGGAAATAATTTAAAACTAGGAAAGGATATTTACATTAAAGTAAGAGGAACTTTTAAAATAGGAGACAATAGTTTTATAGGAGACAGGTTTAAAGCTACGGCTGAAGAAATTATAATAGGAGATTATTTCTTCAATGTCCCTACAGATTCTAGAGGTATGCTTATTGGTGGCGGCGGATCTAATTTTCCAGATTCTAAACTAAAGATAGGACATAGATGCGTTTGTCATACGGGGCATATTAATCTTGCCGCTCCTGTAACTATAGGAGACGATGTAGGTTTATCTCATGATGTTGATATTATTACCCATGGATTTTGGGCTTCTGTCCTTGAAGGTTATCCTAGAAACTTTTCTGGAGTAAATATTGGCAATAATGTTATTATTGGATGGAAGACAGTTATAATGCCAGGAATTAATATTGCTAATAATGTAGTAGTAGGATCATGTTCTAATGTTATTAGATCTTTATCTGTAGAAAAAAGTATCTATGTAGGAAATCCGGCTAAATTTATAAAAGAGATTAAAGAACCTACTATAGATGAAAAAATTAAAATACTAGATAATATTATTAATGAATTTATTGAATTAATGTCTTATTACTCTATTCCAAAATTTAAAATTTACGCAGATTATCCTTATATTAGAATAAATGATCTAATTCTTGATATTAAAAACTTTACTTTTAAAGGTACTCACGATCAAGTAACAGACGCATTTAGAGATTTTATTAGACGTTATGGAATAAGAATATTTGCCCCACAAGGTTTTTTATTTAAACTAAATAGAAAGTAATGAAGTTTTTAAATTTCAATAGAGTTTTTTGTTTGTCTCCGCATCCTGATGATGTTGAATATAGTATAGCGGGAACTATATTAAAATACAAAGATACTATTTTTGACGTACTATGTTTATCTGAAGGTGGAGGTTTCGATATAACTACAAGTAAGTTAAGACATGAAGAAGTAATTAATTCTTGGAAGCTTAATGATTCAAATAACTATAACTTATATTTTAGTGATGTAAAGTTTTTAGCAGACAAGAATATAGATGGTTGGATAAGCTATATAGAATCTTTATACACTAATGTGAACAGTTATGACGCTATCCTATGTACATCACAATTTGATAGTCATCAAGAACATGTAATTGTTTCTTCATTAGCTGCTCCACTATCTAGAATAAAACCCTATAGTATCATACAATATAAGTCTCCGTCTACTCTTGACACATGGGTACCTAATCTATTTATATCAATAGACTCTGTATATCAGATTAAAAAAGATATGTTGCAGTTTTTTGAATCTCAAAAAGATAAAGTATATTTTCAAGATAGAGTACTTAATGGTTATCATACTAATTTTCAATGTATGAAAAAAGGTACGGGATTTGTAGAACAGTATAAAATAATAACATATTATATTTAAATGGATAAATTAGTTTTATATTGTAAAAGTTATAGCAATGACGTACTCCTTGCTAAGAATTTATTAGATAGTATAAATAAATTCAATGTAGATAAAATACCATTCTACATATCAGTACCTGAGAAAGATATAGAACTATTTAAGACTAAGTTAGGTACGGAAGGATATATTCTTTTAAAAGATGAAGATATAGATTCTGAAAATACTGGATGGAAAGGACAACAGATAGTCAAGAGTCAGTTTTGGAAATTAGAACTATGTGAAAACTATCTATGTATAGATTCAGATTGTTTTTTTATACGACCTTTCTATTTAAGTGACTTCATGTACGATGAGAATACTCCTTATACAATATGTCACGAATATAAAAGCTTCTTTGAGTTTGTGCAAAAACATCCTTTTATATCTAGTAAAGAATCTATGAACTTTGATCCAATGGATTCTTTTGTTAAAGAGAGACTTCATATCATGAGTCTCTTTGGTAGAACAGGAGTTGTTTATGACTTTGGACCTGGCCCAACTATATGGTCTTCTAAAGTATGGAAAAGTCTTTTTGAAAACTACATTAAATATAACAATATAACATTTGCAGACCTGATACAAATAAATGGATCGGAGTTTACATGGTATGGTGAATGGCTACTCTACAGTGAAGAGATTAAATTAATTCCTAGAGGACCTTTATTTAAAAACTATCACTATCCTTATCAATATGAGTATGATAAGAATCACGGATATACTCTAGATAAACTATCCAAACTCTATTTAGGTGTAGGTATTCAATCAATTTACAATTTTAATCTTTAAATAAATGGAACAAAAATCATTAGAACAAATAAGCTTAGGCTTTAAATCAGACAAAGGATCAGTATATCACAACTACTTAAAAATCTATGAAAAGTACTTCTCAAAGTATAGGAATTCTCTTAATATATTTTTAGAGATAGGACTATGGGAAGGAGAGAGTATTAGAATGTGGAGAGAATATTTCACTACTGGTAAATTAGTAGGTGCCGATATTTTAGATTTATCTCATATAGTACTTCCTAATACAACTATCCATGTTTGTGATCAATCAAATAGAGAACAGCTATCTGATCTTGTTAATAAAACATATTCAGAATTTGATATTATAATTGATGATGGAGGGCATATGATGCATCAACAACAAATAACTCTTGGATATATGTTTAAATATTTAGCTCCTGGAGGTGTGTTTGTTATTGAAGATCTTCATACTTGTGGAAATCCAGCTTATAATAGAGGAGGTGATACTGAAACTATTCATATTTTAAGAGATTGGATAGACCGTAAAACTATATCAAGTAATTGTATGTCAGATGAAGAAGTCTCTTATTTAATAAATAATATTGAGACTATAAACATAGAAAAAGGAACTGTATCTGACATAGCATTTATAATAAAGAAGTAATGAATAATAGTTGTATAGTATTTGCGTGTACAGTACTCTCTGAGACTAGATTATTTGTTCTTAAACAATTCTTAGATTCATTTAAAAAGTATTTTGATGATGCAGACATTTATATAGGTGTTAATTTTGGTTCTATTCCTGAAGTAGAAGAAACTATTAAGGCTTATAATTTAAAGGTAGTAAGTATAGATCGTTGTTCAGAAATTCAATATGCAGGATCAGATGCATCTGCATATCAAATAGCTTTATATAGTTTAAAAAAGACTAATAAGGAATATAAAAACTACTGGTTTATTCATACAAAAGGTGCTGTAAATTCTCATAGTGATTATTTAAGAGAATGGTATATTAATAACTTTATAGCAGATAGATATAATGTAGAAAGTTTAATTGAGGCATATCCAAATATAGGATCTTATGGTAAGTTAGGACTGGAATTTGATCCCAATAGAAAATATTCAGAAACAGATTCAGAGATACCCCTGTTTGAAAACGTAATAACAAAAGAACTTCCTTATACCCATGCTAACTTCTTTTACATTCACACTTTATATGTCATGTCTAATAAGACTATGAAGAAATTCCTTTCTTTAGTTACTAATAAATGGTTTGAAAGTAAACTAGATAGGTATTATTTTGAAGGGGTTTTCCCTTTTATATCATCGAGAGCAGGATATTTTCCTTATATAGAAAATAGAACTAGTTGTACAGGAGTTGATCTTAATATAGGACTTACTAACTGGATTAATAGTAATAATTTACAAGAATATCATAATTTAGTAAACTTATATAAAACTAATTTTAATTTTCATCAATTAAACCCACCGTATGTTAATAGCAACGCTTAACCATAATTTACCAGACCTTACTGATAATTTAGTAGAACAGCTTAAAAAAGACCCATTATTTAGTAAGTGTGAATTAATGGTAGTAGATAACGGCTCTAAAGAAAATTTGGCTATATCAACTACTCATAGATTGGATAGTAACATATATTTTGGTGGGGGATTTAATACAGTTTTAGAATATTTTTTATCCACTAATCACGATTATTTATATTTTTTAAATAATGATCTTATATTTCATGGTCCATCATTTTTAACTACTTCTATTAAAGAATCAAAACAATGTAATGCTGGTGTATATTCTCCATCTATTATAAATGCATCTATAAAACAATGCCATTGGAAACAAATGTGGAATTGGGGCTTAGGTTTAAGATCAGTTAAGTGGGTAGATTTTCAATCTCCTTTAATTAGAAGAGACGTATTAGAAAAAATAAAACATTTTCCAAATGAATTAATTTTTGGTTGGGGTTTAGATTTTTATACAGGTTGTATAACAGAATCAAATAATATACTAACTGTAGTCTCTGATACGCATACAATATGTCATTTAAATTCACAGACATTCGAACAAAATAAAATAGATATAGGTATCAATGAGTTTTGCACGAATGCAGAATACAATATGAATACTTATTTTTTAAACTCGCAGCTTAAAGATCAATATCTTGAATTAAGAAAGTTTGGAGAAAATTATAATCCTAATAATTAAGTTATGATAAATTTAAAAGGTACTAAAATAGTAGAAGTCCCATATTTCGCTAATCAATTAAAAGATCTAAATAAATCTATTCTTATAGTTGGTGAACGTCATGGCGGAGTAGAGGGAATTAGTGAAACTATAAAAGATCTTGGTTTTAATAATGTCTATACTACAGACATACTTCCCACAGAAAAAGATTCTTGGCTTAGAAAAGAAACAAATTGGAAACATATTCAATCTGATTTTATAGAGTTTGATGAAACACTTAAGTTTGATTATATTATTTCCGTATCTGTATTTGAACATTTTGGTTTTTGGTTTGCAGGAAATAGAATGGCTAATGGATTATCAGAAGATGATAAATGTTATTGGAATCATGATATTAGGGGTATTAATAAAGCATGCAAACTTCTTAAAGATCAAGACTCTAAATTAATTATTACACTGCCAGCAGGACCTTATATGAACTATGAAGAATCTGGTGAGCCATTTTTAAGATATTATAATTCTCAAAGACAGACTATAATTAAAAATGAGTGTCAAAAAAATGGTTTTTATTTTAGTGATGAAAAGTTTTATTATTCAGAAGACTTTTATAATTGGAATGAAATAGGAATTGAAATAAATAATGTGCAATATTATCAAGCATATAATCCATTTTCACCTAATGTAATTTGGGCATTTACAATACAAAAAAGTTTATGATATCAATAATAATACCAAGCCATAATAACTTAAGACATCTAAAAAATGCTTATGCTAGTATACGTAAGCATGCACCTGAAATTGAATTAGTTTTAATTGATGATGCATCTACAGATGGGACATATAAGTGGTTACAAGAACAGACCAAAGAAGATAGTAAGTTAATCATATTAAAAGTAGATAGTAGAGAAGGCCATACAGTATTATATGATATGGGGATTGCCCATGCTACAAGAGAAATAGTTGGGATCATGCATGCTGATATGATCATGGGACCTAACTATATAGAGAATATGATTAAGCATATAAAACCTGGTACAGTAGTGTGTGGAACAAGAGTAGAACCTCCACTACATCCAGAAGGAATGGAGAAGATAATCCAAAACTTTGGTTTAGACTTTGATGATCTTAATATCCCGGCATTTGAATCCTTTTGTTTAGAAAAGCAATTAGAGTTTAAAGATCAGACTACTAAAGGAATGTTTGCTCCTTGGATGATATATAAAAAAGACTTTGTCTCTATGGGTGGCCACGATGCAATATTCGCACCATTTCCTTATGAAGACTCTGATATATTCCAAAGGTGGATGATAGCAGGTTACGAGCTTGTGCAATCAAGAGATGCATTTGTTTATCATCTAACTTGTAGAGGACATAGATGGACAGGAGAAATACAGAAAGACGATGACTATTTTAAAAAAGCTTCTCACAATGCAGCGAGAAACTATTTAAGGAAGTGGGGATCTTGGATACAAAATGATGAGTATCAACATCCTATCATTCCTAACAGGTTTGATATAGGATATGAGATTAAGAATTGTACTTTAAACTTACTCTATAATATAGAACCTTTAGCCTCAACTATATATGTAGATGATCAAGTACTGATAGATCAATACGTAGAAGACTTCCAAGACCAAACCAAATACGATTTAAGACAGCGCATTAAGTTAATAGGATCAGAATGTACTAATGATATTATAGTTGAATTGGATGGATCTAGAATAGGCCAGGAAGAGTTATCCTTTATCCAACAATCATCAGCTACACTATCTCAGTTATCAGAATCAGGTGAATATGAGTTTGGTAATATGAGAATAAAAGTCAATAGTTCTGAACCTAAAAAGTATGAACTTCCATTTCTAATAACTAAAAACATATTTTAATCAGATATTTATAATTAAAACAAATGGCAAAAGCAGTTAACCCATTATTCGATATAACAGTAGCAGGAAAAAAATACAAACTTAGGTTTGATGTTAATGATAATCCCACAAAATTGGGAGTAAAAATGCAATTTGTATTAGATCAAGAGTTTGAAGATCCTAGAGATAAACAAGCGTTAGCTAATGAGATTAGTGTTGCACTACAAAAAAGATTTGGAGCTTCTGGTATCATGGTAGACTATGATGATAGAAATCCATATCAGAACGTTATAGGATTTATTGTTCCTTTAAATTCAGTAGCTATGTTATTAATTAAATCAATGAAAGGAAATTAAGATAAGTAATACTTAATTAGTTATGAGAAAAACAGTTCGTGCTATATTTGATAGTCCAGAATATTTAAAGTCTGAAGATGTTGCCCAGTCAGCGGTACTCAAAGAATTAATAAAGCAACATTTACCTATTGCAATAGAAACATCTATAGTAGGTAATAAGATCTATGCTCCCATATTTGAAATTAATGATACATCTCAATACATAGAGATACATAAAAATCATTGGGTTCAAGCACTAGAAACATGTTTAGTTTGGTATGTTGAAGAAGAGAACTATGAAATGTGCAATCACATTAAAAATCTGATTCATTCAATACAAGAGAAAGAAAAGAATTCACGTAGAGTATTACTAAATAAAAAAAGTAAAGATGGATCAGGAGTTTAGGCAGATACAGTTAGGAGTAGATTCTATTATTGGAACTAGATCTATAATAAGAAGAAGGAAGAAGTCTACATCTGATAAAAAGAGAGAGTTGTTTTTTAGTATGATTAATAGTATTGAAGAGTTAAACATACGTCAAAATATAATGTATGCTGATTTGAGTATAGACTTTTCTAATTATGATGAAAAGTTTTTTACTGTAATAGATACTCTACTATATATGAACTTTGGTAAACAGTGTGTAGACTTAATAGCATTCTATTTGTATGAAAGACTTAATTCAGATGGGACTATGAATCATATTTTAACTGAAGATGAACAAGAGATATTTTTAGAAACTCCATACGATTTGTGGAATTTAATGTGTCAAGTAAATCCAAAATTAAATGAGTGAAAGAAAACCGTTCTTTACTAAAGAGAACATGGCAAGAGAATCAAGGCCTCAACATTGGTGGCATAAAGGTTTACAATTAAGTGAACATAGACTACGTGAAGCAATGGCTAATACGCGTAGTAACAAAGAAGCAGCTAGATGGTTAGGCATTACAGATATGACTTATAAAAAGTATGCTAAGAATACTTTTGATGAAGCAACAGGAAAGTCTTTATTCGAAATACATAAAAACCAAGCAGGCAAAGGAATGCCTAAGAACTGGGCTGGTGGTATTTGGAAAAAGAATCTAGATGATATGCTAGTAGAGAATCAACCTATAAATGCTAAAAAGATATTGAGGTTGAAAGAACTATTAATGAAAGATGGTAGACTAGGATATCAATGTTCTGCTTGTAAGTACGGAGAGAAGAGACTTACAGATATGAAAGCTCCACTATTACTTAATTTTAAAAACGGTAAAAAAAGTGATTGGAGAATTGAGAACATACAATGGCTATGTTATAACTGTCATTTCTTATTTGTAGGAGATCCATTCTCAAACAAGATGCTTCAGAGAATCGAATCACATGAAGTAGACGTGCCAGAAATAAAAGAGGATATTCAGACCTTCTATGAAATTGATGACTTCTATTATGAACATCTAAAAAATCTTGGACTAGATGGATCTGGAGATGTATTATTTAAGCCAGATGATATAATTGACTATAAGGATCCAGATGACGGATCGGAATTCATAGATATAAAGACATAAACATATTATAAATTTACTATATATCATAAGTGATTGATAATCAATCAGTTAGGAAATGGCTAAAGAATCTTCAATATTTGGCCATTTTCATTAAAAATCCTTCAAAAAAGGCCATATTTTACTAAACGAAACAAAAAGTTTCAAAAAAAGTTGAAAAAAAGTACTCCGTATCAAAAAAAGGGTGTAAATTTACCATGTAACAAATCAATACAGCATGACTATCAAGATTTTCGTTTTCAACTACCTGACCAAGACCGTGGAAATTGACAGCACAATTGAAGTTAACGGAGGCTATGAGACAGCCGAAGCCAATCATCAAGTGTACAGGGAAATGTTTCCCGACTGTCAAGTTAATTTCAAAATGGATGAAAACAATTTCATCTTTGCTATGCCTCTCAATCAGGAAAAAGACGAGATCGCTTACGACGAAGATCGTATGACTTGGAATGAGTATGTTACTAAGTGGCATGGTGGAGGCGCACTAGAAAGTGACGATGATATGCCTGACTATGAGGTCGAGAGACAAATCGACGAACTCATGGAAGCCGATTGGGACATGAGAGACTCAGTTTGCCACTGAGTTCTCTTTAAAAAATCTAATCAATCTTTACTAAAAATAAAAGTTATGAAGTATACGAAATTGGAATTAATGCAAATGGAGACTATTGAGCAAGCTTGGGATGGTGATGAATTGAAGATTAATGATGGCGATCGTAGAGTTTGGCTTAGTCACCATGAAAATCGTGCTTACAACGGGGATTATACTGTAGAAACATTCGATCAAGCTTCTGGTAGGTGGGAGCAACAAAATTATACTTTTTAATAAATTAAAATAAAGCTATGATAGTTTTTGGATTTTTTGTAGTCATTTGTTTTTTGTACGCTATTAACGAAAATGTTCGTAGAATTAATCGTAAATAAAAAGTTATGAAAAAAGTATCAGTAAAAAAACAGTTAGTAGACTTTATGCTTGCCAATGGTAATGACTTCAGGTATGTGGATGTCATCAAAACTATCCTTAAAATTAATAGAGGCAGGAACTATAAGTATACTCCTGAAGATCGTGGATACTTTGCCACGAATATGTGTCAAACATATAATGGATATTTGGTAAGTGGAGCAGGAGACTGTGGCCTCTATAAAAATAGTAACGGAAGATGGTCCGCAAAGTATTGGTCTGAAAAAGACAAAGCTCAATATAAAAAAGTAAAAGAGCACAATGCTTTAGAAGCGTACAAATGGCACTATCGTGGAGTCACAAAAAATTTCATCAAGTTCATTCCAGTAAACTAAAAATAAAAGTTATGTCAACACTACTCGTCCCAGTTATTGTGTATCCTAATTATCCAAAAGAGATCCAAACAGTTTACTTAAATTAATAACTATGGCAAAATTTGAACCTATAACCAAAGATAATTTTATACCTCAAGGATATAAGATACTTAGTAACTCCTACGCTATGGAGATAATGATAGGTGATACTGGAGAATCCGTATCTTATAGGTATAGTGGAGATGACGATGTATCAATATCAGCAATCTATTTTGATGATACAGGAGAGTCTTACTTTTTAGAATTCAGTAAACTTTATTCTCCTAATATACAGTACTTAAATGAATTTATAAAAGCTTGATCAATATGAATATAAAGAAGTCAACCGTTCCAGAAACTACAGTATCTTTTAATGAGTGGTGTCAACTGTATAAAGTAGGTACTAGACACAGAGATTTTTTTAGAAGCACAAATCATAGTAATTTAAATGATGCTTATGACTTTACTAAGTTTAAAGTAGATAAACCTAAGAGCCAGTCAAACTTTTTAGTGGGCTTTATAAAATATATGCATAGTTTTATGACAAAACCTATATTGGATATTTATAGGTAGCAATACAAAAAGATCCGTATGACTAATGAAGTGAAGATAACTAAAAGGCATGTGAATAAAATTTTTGAATGGTGTTTAAAGACGTACGGAAAATCCAAGTACAATAGAACTTTCCCTACTATTCATTTTAAAAAGCCTGATCATACTAACGAGGATTGTTCAGGAGTTTATGATGAGTTTGAGCATACTATCTTTATTAATAAAGAAGAGCATGATACTTTAGATGATCTAGTAAACACTGTTATTCATGAGTATACTCACTATAAACAGAATATGAAACACTATCAGATCTTAGCTTTATATCTTGATAATGATAAGCATCCTATGGAAATAGAAGCAGAGCAAATTGCTGAAAGAGACACAAAAAAATGTTTAAAAGAAGTGTTTAATATAGATACTTTAGAGTAGATTTACAATATTTATTATTACCATTTATTATAAAATTTTATAATATATTATTAAATTAGTTTTACTTTTAATTTAATTGTAATTTATAAAATACCTATGACATTACTTCAAGTAGCCGAAACTGATAGCATAAGAGAATATTTACTTCAGTATGGTGTATTAGGACTTCTAGCATTTGTATTAGGATACTTTGCCTGGATGCAGTATCAAAGACTTGTTAAAAAAAATGATGCTTTAGAAGAAAAGGTAGATCGCCTTCAAGAAGAAATGATGGGCTTAATAGCAGAGGAAAGAGACAGATTAGCTGGACTTATTAAAGATAATACGGAAGCATTACGCGAATTACAAAAAACTATATTCAAATACATGGTTAAAAATAGTGAGTGATGGATTATAAAAAACTTTCTTTATCAAAAATGGGAGACGCTTTAGTAAAAGCAATGGAAGCTAAAGAACATTTTGATAATAGAAGTAAATTAGATCCTTACTCAAAAAAAGTTAAGCTGCTAAAAGAAACTCTAACCGAAGAATACAAACTTGCACTAGGATTAAAAGCTTCTCATAGTGAATACGCACTAAAAATACAAGTGATTGAGAAGCATATCAACTACGTAAAAAAAATACAAAATAATAAGTCATTTGACACTTCTGATAAACAGATAATTGATAGACTTTTGACTAAATATGGGATAGATTCCTAACTGATTGATAATCAATCACTTATGAAATGGCTAAAGAATCTTCAATCTTTGGCCTTTTTTATTGAAAATTCTTCAAAAAACCCTAGGATTTGCTAAATAAAACAAAAACTTTTAAAAAAAGTCAAAAAAATGTGCTTTGTATCAAAAAAAGGGTGTAAATTTAACATGTAACAAATCAATAAAGAACATGTCTAACAAAACTATCCTCTCTGCACTCAACGCGCAACTCGAAACAAAGTCAGCCGAATTCAATAAGCTTGTTGACGAGCAACAAAAACCTGAACTCGAAGCAAAAAAAGCCGAAGTCTTGGCGTGGCTTAGGGAAAACGTGTCTTCTCTTATCCCATCAATTACTATAGACGTTGACAGACTCGAGATCAATAAATCAAGTTCTCCTAAGTCAGGTTGGTCTGCATCTACTGTATATATTAATACCGATTGGAGAACACAAGAGAAGCATGCTAAGATGAATTGGTATAGTAGTAGTGCTACACTTGAAGACACGAATGAGTTAAATGACGTTCAGATCTTTGGCGCATTGGCTGCCAATCTTGCTAGTATCGAGTGGAAGATGATCAATGAATGGACTCCCGCACTCCAAGCAATTAACGCATCTGCTAATGTTTTACAAAAAGAATTAAGTGAGTTAAGTAGAAGTATCCGGGATGTAGAGAATGAGATTGCAGATGAAATAAAAAAGTCTTATGCTAAAGTTGGATTTGAATTGCAATTTAAAAAAGTTAAGATAGCAGAGTATATCAGGACAAAAGACGGGGCTGACGATAGAATGGAGTTAATTGACGGTTCAAAATTGATTGAATTAAAAACAGGCCGGGGTAGATGGGACTATGTCCATATTCATGGATATAAGGTAATAGGATTTGCTAGAGGTAAGTATACATTAGAATGCTTTAGGAATAATGATACAAAATTTCAAATGGTAGTAAGTGAGAAGAATATGAACTCATTTATCAATGATGTTTATCAGTGGGAAAGTATAGGATGCGATAAAGAAACTGCTAAACAGATTGAAAGATATAATAAGTACTCAACAATCTAAAGCATAATTAAACTCTTAAAAAAAATTAAAGGTTATGATAAATTGTAAATTGACATTAGTTAACTGGTTTACTAAGGAAGAAACAGAGAAGACTATTACTCCTAAAGATCCAAAAGTCGCAATTCATATTCACCAAAGAAATAATCCTGACTGTAGTATTACTTTAGAGTGGCATGAAGTGGGTGAGTGGAAGTGCTTGACATTAAAGCCATATAATATGGAGCTTGATATGTTAAAAGTAGAAGATGAAGAACCTACTATGACTATGGATCAATTCACTAAAAAATGGTATGGTAAAATTAGTAAGGCTAAACTTAAAGAAATAGAAAAAGAATTAGAATCAGAATATAAAACAGAAGAAGATGAAGACAATCAATAGTTTTAAAGACTTGGAATTTGAATTTATAGATCTTGAAGACTCATTGTATAACGGAGTCAGGTGCAGAGTTCAATTTCCTAATGGTTACGGTGCTAGTATAGTTAGACATAACTTTAGTTACGGAGGTAAGGAAGGACTCTATGAACTTGCAGTATTAGGAAAAGACGGAGAGCTTCACTACGATAACCCAGTCGCTAATGGAGATGTAAGAGGATATTTGTCAGAGGATGATGTAACAAAATTAATAAAAGAAATTCAAAAACTATGAATAAGAAGTATTGCAAAGTATGCGGAACTGAGATCCATCCTAAGCGTGTTGCACTCGGATACTCTACTTCATGTGTAAAGCATTCAACTGCTGAGAGATACACAGGTATCGTTGCAGCAGGATCTAAGAATGACTTTGAAGTTCATGTAATTAAAGATCCTGAAGTTGGTAAGAAACTTGTTGAACTAAGCAATATTTATTAGTAAAGACATTACACATGAATAATAAATTAGAGATAAAAGAAAGGCTTAGACACTTGAATCCTGAAGAAAAAGAAAAACTAACTCAGTATGTTGAGGCTGTAAAAGAGATCAAGAAAGAGATTAAAGAACTTCTAAGTAAGAAAGATACTGTCGATGAAACTGGCGGCAATTTCAATCATAGCTCAGGACTTCATTTAGATGTATAATAAAAAATAAAATGGTTGTACTAAATCTGGTTTATGGGATACTATATGGAATTGTAGGGCAAGTTTTATCCTTCATTCAACTACAAGCAGGAGTGAGGTGGGGTTGGACTGAGAAATACACGGTACCATTAATGCTACTAGGTTTACCAATTAGTTGGGTATTCATGAAAAGTGTACAGAATTTTATTCTAGCATTTCATGGAGAGATATATCCTAGCCGTATACTAGGATTTGCAGTGGGGATAATTACTTTTGCTTTAATGGGATGGTTCTTATTCAAAGAAGGTATTAGTCCTAAAACTGCAATTTGTTTATTACTTAGTTTAACAATCATACTTATTCAGTTACTTTGGAAATAAATTTTATTTAGATCTATTATTGTTTTAATTTTATCAAAACAGGGTTATGAATAAGACTATTGTACTCGGAGATACTCATGGTAGATCTAATTGGAAACTGGCTATTAATCAAGAAAAGCCTGATAGAGTTATATTCATTGGTGACTACTTTGACTCATTTGAGTTTAGTGGAGTAGAACAAATTGCTAACTTCAAAGAAATTATCAAATATAAGGAAGATAATCCACAAGTTGAGGTAGTAATGTTAATTGGTAACCATGATCATCATTACTTTCCAGAAGTTGGTTATACTGGAA